ATATGGCTCATTTCTTTCATAAAAAGATGGTATTTATTCTAGTACCTTGTCAGTTTTAAAACAGTAGGATAATGGCGAGGCTATTTTTTGCAAACCAAGGCGGAGAAGGGAGGCATACCGGATGTATGCTGACCGACGACAACGAAGGGTTGCGGAAAATAGACCGTCAGTATTCACTGGATTAGGGCTGATAAGGTACTAAGGCTGTTTGAAAAAGTAAAAAGCGGGGTATGAGCGAATCAAATTCGCCCATACCCCTGCTTTTATTTGAACCGGATGCCGAAACCGGCTCCGTAATGTTCGCCATTCGTCGTTCCACCAATATAACCTGTAAGTGTATTGGTGAAATTTCGCTTGAGCCGCACTTCAGTGCCATGATTGGACCAGCCCAGCTCCAGTTCATTGGGCTTATCAAGCTTCTCCTTCTCGACAGCCCATTTCATACGCTCTTTCTCCAGCTCTACATTCAGCCGCTGGTTGAACAGCTCCGTAAGGTCCACTTTTGCCTGTACTTCCTGTGTAACCTGAACAGTACCGTTTTCTCCCAGAGTGACTTGCGATGCGCCCGAACCTTTCAGCTCATATTCCTGGCTGTTGACAACAACATACACCTTGTTATCCCGATTGACTATCCGGGTAACTTCGCCGGGCTGCTCCGGCTCTACCAGGGAATATTCGGACTGATTTTTCGTTTCACTCTTCACCTCAAGCGGCGGCAGCTGTTCATAGGTTACTTTGGTCTCAATACGAGGAAAGAAACAATAAATCAAGCTGCCTCCTATCACACAGCCCAAGATAAAGCTGGTAAGTGCTCGCCAGTTAATCATCATACTGCTCCAATTCATTGGCAGCAATGGTTATGCCGATATCTCTTGCATAGCGGGGATTGGTCGCATAAATGGGCGCCATGGTTTGGACAAAAGCCTCCCGCGAGGAATAGTCTACATTATTGACATACACCGGCTCTTCCGTCAGCAAGATACACCAGTCCTCAATGGCTTCTTCCAGGGAGTTATATAATTTAAACTTATCGACAATCGTGACCAATTCATCATCGTAATACTCTTCGGTGACTACTTCGGTAAACAAGTCACCGTCAACCGCTTTCCTGCCAAAAATATTATAGTCACCGATCGTATAGCTGCCCCAGCCGCTTTCGATGGCCGCCTGGGCAATACAGACACTGGCATACAGCCGGTAACGGCTGCAGATTGTCTGCGCCGCCGGTGCCAGCCAACTGATAAATTCTTCTGGTGTCATTATTTCAACCCTCCCAGCTTGGACCGGATGAAGACAAGCAGCGGCTCCAGACTTTGTACACCGGAGTCGCGAAGATTTTCGATAATACTGACTGCCTCGGTGGCAGCAAGGTAATACCAGGCTGCCTTCAGGAAGATCCCCTCGCCGCCTACCATAACATCCACATGGACGACTGCGGCAACTAAGATCATATACAAAATGATTTTCCCGGCAAACTTCGTTTTCATCATCTCCGACGTGATGTATTTATGATTAAAAGCATTAGTCATGCTCCGGGCACATTGCCAGAGGCCTGCCTGTGCCTCGCAGACTCCCTGGTCCAGCAAGTAGCGGTAAGACAGCGCCAGCCACTTTGTCGCCAAATCAATCAGGATCAGTACCACAAAAGCCATCAGCGCAGTGCCATGACTGCTGAAAATAACGGTTAAAATACCTGCCACAGATATTTTTGCCAATGCCACATCGACAAGTGAGTGTGCAGCCCCTTTGGCTGCTTTGAATACGCTTTCTGCTATTTCTCCCATTAACGTCTCCTACCAGCCTCTTGGCTCTAGTTAATACCAAATTCTAAAAACATACGCCCAATTATCATAATTTGCTGTAGTAAAAACACCAGAAGTCTTATTCATGTAATGGAGATTATTTGCCCCGGTTATTGTTCGTATGGTAGTAGCGTTTAAAGAAGCAGTTAATGGAAATACATAGGACGTTGATGGGGAGGTTGTTGGCCCTATAGCATAATCCCCTTCCACGTAATCCCCTTGAGCGGCAACACATTTTAACAAAACGTCATATTTACATTTTAAGGGGTCAATGTTCAATCCATGGGTTACAATCGTAGGCGTATTTCTTACAGGCGTATATTCTTCCGATATCCAAACTTTTGTCCCATAACCGATGTCTGTTTTATCTATTCTAGAGTTTACAGAGGTGGCTAGCGCAGTGATATCTACTGTTCCCTGGTTAGTAGACACTCCAAAAGCCTTGACACAGTACAGCATGCTGATAGATTTAGGGCGCGTTTCTTCTTCACCCGTTAGTCCTGTGTTTACTAGTGATTCTGTGCTGTTTTGTAATCCTGCTACCCAGTTACCCCCTCTGCTATCAATGCTGCCAATTATTTTGCTACCAATATGAGCATGAGCATGGCTTTTAGTAGCATCCCCTTGCCAGGCTCCAGGTGTTCTAGCAGCATCTGACCCACGAACAAAATCCACTATTTTGGGTAATCGGAATGTCGTACTACCATCACCACTGGAATAGGCACCTACTGAAGACTGTGCTGCGGCTTGCGCTTGCCATGCTGTTTCAGTTATTAGTGGGGCATTGACTTGTACCCACGTCCATAAATCGGGATAAGCAGAACGACTAACCAAAGAACCTTGATCTATCCGCAAGCACCCTACTGGTGGTGTGTTAGCCAAAATGGCAAAGGTAAATCCAACAGGCATACCCGTTGTAACAGTAGCTGCTATTGAAGCGTTTCCAGATCCGTCAAAAGTTGTCGTTCCAGTTACATCCCCGGTTAAGGAAATTGTTCTTGCAGATGCTAATTTAGTTGCTGTCGCTGCGTTGCCAGTACAGCTATCTGCCATAACGGCTGTAACCGGTATTGCTATATTTCCACTACCATCAAAAACGGTTGCTGTTCCTGCAACCTTGCCGCTCAAAGCTATTGTTCTGGCTGTTGCCAATTTAGTTGCTGTAACAGAATTACCTGTACAATTCGCCGCCGTAGTTGCACTTGCTGCATTTCCAGTACAAGCTGCGGACGTAGCAGCAGCAGCCACAGTACCGGTCACTGCGACCGTCACCCGGTCATTTGTCGCATCTGGTGTTAATCCAATATTATTTCCAGCCACTAACTCTAAAGTATCAGTAACATTATCAGCCTGTATCGTTGTACTACCAACCAAGACGTTACTAAATGCACTTTGGTTGACTTGGGCACCAGCAGCAACTCCATCTAATTTAGACTTGTCTGTATTGCTTAAAAGTCCATTACTTGATGTAGTTGCTATATTATGTGTGTGGCTAGCAGAAGCAAAAGCGCTTGCATCCAGCCCATCTAGCTTATCAGCATTTAAATTTGTATTGACTGTTCCATTTGAAACCGGAATCTTACCAGATGTATTACCGGCAGAAATTCCATTCAGCATTCCTGCATTTACCACTTGCCCAGTTGCGAGTCCTGCTAATTCGTCCCGAATATCTGCCGGCCCCTGTGCAATGGTTTGTGTATCTGCTGGTTTAAGTCCTGTATATGTCATAGTATCACACTCCTTTTGTAAACACTTAAAACCTAATTTAGCTATTGCTAGTTTTATCTGTCAAATAAGGCTTGTTAGCTTCTTTTGAAAAATCTCTTAGTTAATTTTTTGTTGTCATCTGTATCTTCTAATGCTAATCAAAGTGTTTCTGCAAAATCTTTTGATAAAAATTATAACAATCTTATGCACAAAACTAACATTAATATTTCCTAGTAGCCAATTGCAAGCCATGTAAAATTATAACTAGCAGCACTCAATGTAAATGAAGTAATACTCCAACCAGATATTATCGGTGTCCAGTCTACTTTAGTATAATGTATCGTTGATAATGACACATTCAAACACGCATTGGGAAAAGTAATTGGAAAAGTAATTGTCATACTAGAATCTGTTCTATAGCCCCATTGCAAAATAAGCCCATTACTAAGCTTCTGATAACCATTCTCCGTGAAACTATGTCCCCCATCAAAAGCAGTGGACGATGGTATCGTAGGTAATCCCGTAAGCCCACTATAAGGTATTGCAATATTTTTACTTCCATCAAAGTCTATTCCTGCTATTGCTCTTGCTGTAGCGAGCTTTGTAGCTGTAGCAGAGTTCCCTGAACAAGTGCTAGAAGTTGCAGCATTACCCGTGGTTGATGCACTAATAGTAGTTGGACTTGCCCCCGCAACAACTCGCCCTTTGGCATCCACAGTTACCGATGTGTACGTTCCTGCGTTTACACCGCTGTTCGTCAACGTTAGTGGTATTGTAATATTCGTCCCGCCGTTAAAACTTGTCGATATTCCAATTGCATCCCCATTTATACCAATCGTCCGAGCAGTTGCCAGAGTACTGGCGGTTGCAGAATTACCGGTACAAACAGCTGCCGTATCTGCAATTGCTGCATTAGCAACCTTACCGGTCACAGCTATTGTCACCCTGTCATTCGTTGCATCCGGCGTTAGCGCAATATTACTCCCCGCCACTAATTCCAGTGTGTCAGCTACACTATCTGCCTGGATAGTCGTACTGCCCACTCGTACATTGCTAAATGTATTTGGGTTAACCTGGGCACCAGCTGCAATACCATCCAGTTTTGTTTTATCCGCAGTACTCATGAATCCGCTGTTTGCCGTAGTTGCGGCATTATGAGTATGGCTCGCAGCAGCAAAAGCACTTGCATCCATCCCGTCAACCTTATCAGCATTTAAATTTGTATTAACCATCCCATTAGATATTGGTATTTTACCTGCTGCATTGCCTGCAGCTATTCCGTTTAATAGCCCTGCATTAACAATCTGCCCTGTAACAATTCCCTGTAATTCATCACGGATATCCGCCGGTCCTTGAGAGATTGTTTGTGTATCTGCAGGTCTGAGCCCTGTATATGCCATATTCTTCACTCCTTCTTATAATAAATAAAGAGCTACTTTTAGTAGCCCTTTACACGTAAATCAACTATACCGCCCGTATCTGCACTGGTGACAGTGCTAAACACTTGTAATTTCACATCTGACTTTGTCTTTGACGACCAGGTAGCTCTGCTACTTATCCCTTCCGCCGTAGGCGTTACAACAGGGAGCTCATAAAACGTATACCCATAAGATGCAGTTGTTCCGCCTACAGGTACGGTAATAGTTTTGGCAATATCCTTATCCGGCACATCCATACGAATTGATAATTGATTGACTTCCGGAGCCTTCGTTATATCCTGCGTTGCTAATATAACCCGGAAATCCGCATAGCGGAAAGTCGCCTCCAGTGGCTGAAAAGGCTGCCAGTCGGTCCAGGTCACATTATCTCGCGATAACCGGTATTCCAGCCCAGCTGCCGTTCCGGCTGCATATAAAATGCTCGGCTGGAATACAGAACTGATATTAGCAGTAATAACCTGCCCGATATCCTTCCGGGTGCAGGTATAAGTACCCGTTTCCTGATAATATCCATTATCTTTTGCAAGTGTTAAGACAGTTACACCACCGATATCAGAGAATTTGGTGTCCGGATAATCGTTAAAGCGCCCTGGCAGTGTTGCAAAAGTAATCAGAGATGGTCCGAATTCGGTTCCTGCATGCATTCCTGTTTGTAAAGCAATCTCATCAAATGTCTCAATAACGTTTTTAGGAGGTAAATCCGTTATGGCGATAGTTGCTGCTGCAGCCAAGCGGCTATAGTGACCACTGCGATTAATTGCTTTGATGTGGAATCTGCGAAGAATTTCCGTATCTACAGCAAGCTGATATTGAGTCAACGTAATGCCGGTAGCAATAATCACACCGTTATCAAAGTTACTGCCCTCCCTCAATTCATAGCCTACCACATCATTTTCGGTAACTTTATCCCATACAAATGCAAGCTTTTCGCCGTTTTGAAAAATACGAAATTCGCTTACATTAGCCGGTTCCAAAGTTACATACAAGCGGGCACTTGCCTCATCTGAATAATAACCGGCAGCATTTAGCGCCTTCACCATTACTTTTACATCACCAGTCTGCTCAGGGCGATATATCCAATGAACTTCTTTGGTTTCACCGACTTTTATAGCATCTTCCCATACGTAACCTACCCGCAACTCATAGTTTGCCAAATCACTTTCCGGAGTGACCTCATAGGTTATATTAACAAGTGATTTGTCATTTGTATCCTGCATCAATTGAATATTAGTCACTGCCTTCGGGCGCAAACTAAAAATGCCATTATATTGAACGGAATTCTTGCTATACCTGCCTGCTACCGTAACTGCCTTAATCCAATAAGTATGCTCGCCTTCCTTTGAAATAGTCGTTTCATAAAATGTTCCGGTAACACGCTTGTTAATTACTGTTCCCGCATCCCAACTAATACCTTCACGAATCTCATGATACGCCACATCTAAGCTGATCGGATTATCCCACATCAGTCTGATCTTCGTCCTGTCCGCAATACTTTGTACGGCTGTAAAGCCACTGACATCATAGGCTTCTATCATTGCGGCTATGAACAAATTAGCTACATTCGATAAATAACCGGCAACTGTCTTTGCTCGAATCATGATGGTAAAACTGCCACTTTCCGCTATTGTATACCGATAAGAAGTCTCCCGTGTAATGTCTATTTGCTCTGCCGTATCCCAAATAGTTCCGCGGCGAATTTCATAACTATCAATATCTTTACCAGGCGAGGCTGACCAGGTCAGTTTTAGTATACTGCTGTCTCTAATATCCTGAATAGCTGCCAGATTTGCCGGAGCGTCGGGGCGCAATATAACTTGTTTAATTTGTACTGCAGCGTTGACACTGGAATGACCGGCTATATTGACTGCCTTTATCAGATACGTCTGGTTGCCTTCTGCTGCTAATTGATATAAGAAAGATGTAGCTTTTAGCTGAGTAGCAATAATTTGCGCAGTATTCCAATCATCACCCTTCCTAATTTCATAATAAGAAATATCTTTCTCACTATTGGCCTCCCAGGTTAACAACAGCCGACTCCGGTCTGTTTCCTGGATAACACTAGAAAAACCTCCCACGTCGGCAGGTTCTACTTGTTGCGTTATAAGTACACTTGCTGGAATGCTGGAGTAATTGCTGCTGTTATCTGCTGCACACACTAGGAAGTTATAAGTACCACTTGCCGGCAGAACAAAAACGTATTGATTATCAAAAACGGTATCACTAATAACGGTGCCGCTTTCCCAGACAGGCCCATATCGAAGACTGTAGCGGTTCAAGTCTACATCTTCTGCCTTATCCCACTTCAAATTAACTTTTGTACAGTCGAGAGGATCTACTGCAGCCGAAAGTCCTGTTACATTAGCAGGCGGGTTATCCTTACCGGTTACAAAGATAGACTGGGAGACAGCCCCTTCAGATCTACGACCCACTGCATTTTCTACAACAAGCTTCACTAAATATGCCGTCATCGTTCTCGCATTATGGATAACAAAATGCTCATTTGCTGTTTCTCCATAAAATACCCATGTATTGCCGTTGTCGATCGAATAATACACAGCTACCTTATTTAAGTAAGGATAATTAGGCAATATACAAGTACCGGCTATATCAGATACAATTGTTCCATCCCTTTGCTTATAAAAATTCTGCGACAATTGGATTTCAGCTACATCTGGAATAGTATCCGTCAGTGCATTAGGTAAATTCGTATAATTCTTAACTTCAATCTCAGCTAAATACTCATCATCATATACACTCTCGTTGTATTCCCTGGCCTTTATTTCATAAACTCCCTTTTGCTCTTGTATTTCTAGGATACGAAAGGGCTTGTCACTGAAATAATTCCGGTAAGAAACAGTAACAACATCACCAGGCTCTAAATGAGCTGCATAGGTACCAGTACTAAATTCAATAATTAGACTACATAGCTTATTGAGATTCTTATTTAAATTTCCAATACGTTTAGCTTGCGTCTGCCTGATAGTTCCCTTCAATTCAATATCTTTTTCTATTATTTTTCCCCGTTCTTCCTGTTCTACCGTATCTTCAATCAACACAGGGACTGCAGTCCAGTTAGCCAGCGGATCGATGTATTTAATGATATATTTATTAGGAGTATCTTCTAATGATGTCTGCGTAAAAGATACGGAATCCCGGACAATTGTATCATCGGAAAAATGATAACAAACGGCTGTTGGCTTTTCGATGCGCAAGGATATCTTATTATTGGCTAAGACCAAAAATCCGCCAATATTAGCAAACATATCTTGTAGATTCTCAATAGCATTCTTCTTTTCCGTTAGCGCAATATCAAGCTGCAATCTTTTTTCCTGCCGGATTTGCCCATCAACATCTTTGAAGGAGATAAGCTGATCACAATAGTCAGCCGTTTCCCGAAAGGCTACTTCGTCCAACATAACAGCATCGATCCATCGCCCTAAACCATATCGTTTATTCAATAAATAATCCCTTATAACCCAGGCAGGATTATTGGACCATTCAAAATGCCAGTTGTTGTCACGGTATACCCATACCTTACTGCCTTTGGATATAGCTGTAATCGTCGGATTCCCACCCTGCAGTTGATCGGATTGCTTTAGCGTTCCCCTAATATAAGCCATATTTTTGTAGCTGCCTGTTTTTAAATAATTGTCAGATGGTGCTTGATCCTTTGCACCTGTTTTGAAAACATAGGAACAATTCGGCAATCCCGTTGTTTCAACGGCAATAGGATTGTTATAGCAGTTCTTCCCGCTATAGATGACAGTTTCATAACCCTCACTATCAGTAACCGTTGTCGTATTGGCTACCTGCAGTATTTTATTGGGTGCCGATTCTACATGAACCGTATTCGAAATTACCCATCCCTTTGCTTTAAGGCCATTGCTGTAGCCATATTCTGTCAAATATTGAATCAGCTTCGAAATTGTGCAGGAATAGTCGTTGGAGCCATCTGCTTTAAGACTATTTTGATCCTGCAGGGCAATTTCCGTAGTAGTACCATTCGCCTTCAGCTTCAGCTTTTTGTTGCTTATTTCAATCGTTGCATCCTCATAGAGACTATTGTGAATGGAAAATACCGATCCTTGCGAAATCAGCAGGCTGTTAGCCGTTGCCCCGTATATTGACTGAATTTCTCCTTCGGCCAGTAACACATCTTTAGTCAGCGTTTTACTATCCGATGAGGTCTGGTGATATGTTTGCAGCCCCCCGACCTTCCGTGTACCATATACGACAGGAATCACGGCATCTGACGATACTTCATTCATATACTGATCAAAGGGTGTTTTCGTAGAATAGCTCGGAGGTTTAATTGGATTCGTTATTGACCACAAAGTAGATGCCATGCTCATACCATAAAGGCCTGCCTGTAGCGAATGCCCTGCTAATCCAAAAAGATTTTGTCCCAGATGCCCTGCTCCCAAAAAGAATCCTGCAATACTAAATAATATCTTACCTTTACTTTTACCCATAAGCGACCTCCTTTCTTACAATCAGCTGCGAATAATCATTTCCCACGGAATGGCTACAAAGCCGGAAAAATTAGCTCCATTATTAAAGCGGTTAATGCAAGTGGCCTGGCTTTTATCACAGCCGCGGCTGATCTCATACTGTCCCTCGGCAGGGATGAGAAACGGGTATTCTACCTTCACTGAATTACCGCGGCTGCTTTTGATTTTCCGTGTTTCAAAGCCGACAGTAATATGACCATCCTTCCAGTAGTCATCTGCTTTTATTTGCTGAATAACGATGGTATGACTATTACTGCCACTCTGAATAAACCCTCTTGTTAGCTCCTTTGCCATGCCGCAATCATCAGGATCGGCAAATACCGCATTGCAGGAAAGCATCGTGGTCCTTCCCGTAGGAATAGTTGGAATCCCTGCCCGGCAAGTCACTTTAAATACTCCTTTGCCGCAGTCCAGGGACGGACTATCCATATCTCCAACAAAAACATAGCGATACTCACCTGTTGTTATTGAGGATGGATAGGCGATTTCCAATAATTGAATTTGCTTTCCCCGGAAATCAAAAGACTGAAACAAGGCAGAAGAAAATTCGTCACCGGCATTGCTGATAGTTAATTCTACATTATCAATCTTAGAGTCTACCCCTGTTTTTTTTGCTCCTATTTCCACTGGAAATGCAGTATAATGCTGACCGTCAAAAAATATATCCTGATCAGTGATTGCCAAATACAAAGGCTGAGGCTGTACCAGCACCCGGAGCAGTGTTATTAGAAAAGGGGCATCCTTTTCTTTTTCAGTAGCTAACGATACCGGGAGTATCTGCATTTATACCACCTTCTCCAGTATAATTTCCGCCTTATAGCCGATTGGATCATGTAATTCTCTAATCAGAGTAATGGGAAGCTTATTTTGCGCAAATCTCACGGTTTGCTGAATTCCATCAGGGTCAGTCCAGTAAAATACATCGGCATTTCCATAGTGTCTGTCAAAGAAAGCCTCTAACTCCAGACGGTCTTCATTCAGCCCAGCTAACTGAAATTTCCATTGAACTTGTGGCGTAATTGCTATTTTTTGAATTTGTTTTTTGGAAGACTCGAACTGTATCACACGATTAGCAAACTCAGTTCCTTTTTCACATTCACCTTTATATTTCCAAATAAATGTTTCTATGATCATTCACCCGCTTTCCTACGTTTAAATCCGCAAACAAAAAACTGTCCCCAGTAGGACAGCCGGTCTATAAAACTATATGAAGTTACAGTAGTATTCTTTGGGGGAAATGTGCTCAAAAACTTATCATACTCTAAATATATGCCCGTATGGTGCTCGCCATAAACTTCAAAAAGTACAATATCGCCATACTCTAATGCCGAAACACTGCGAGTTTTCTCAAAATTTTTAATAAAATACCGCAGCATGCGGTATTTTTCTTTTACAAACCATTCCCTGTTAATAAGCTTGCCATCATCAAATGAGGGCTGCCACTGATGCACTTTATAAAATTCCACTAAAAGTCCAATGCAATCGACACCACTATTCTTATCACGGCCATTAAACTTCCAGGGAATACCGATGAAATTGTTATCTTGTATCACCATTGTAA